TACTGGCGAAGCTTGATGAAGGAAACGCTGTGGATGAACGCTTCCGAAGCGGTCGATTTTGGCTTGGCTGATAAGGTCAAGGAAGATGACGAAGAGACCGAGGAAGCCGAGAAGGAAAAGAACAAGTGGGACCTCCTGCTCGTCTGCAACTCTGCAGATCGAGAGCACGCTGAGGAACCGACAAGGGTCGCCGCTCGTGTGGTGATGCTCAACAACCAGAAGGAGAAGAACATGACGGCTTCAACCGCCGAGCCGGACCCGACGACAGAGCCGGAGCCGACGACTGACACGGACCCGGTGACCGAGCCGGAGCCGACAATCGAGCCGGAGCCTGCTGTTCAGCCTGCAGCTATCGTGCCGCCTCTGCCCGTAGCGCCTGTCGCGCAGGCTCAAGGTGTGATGATTAACGGCCAGCTCGAGACCGATCTTACCAAGATCGCCGCGTACGTCGCCACGCTAGAGACAGCGCAGAATGACGCTGCCGAGGTGACTCGAAAGAACTTCGTCGAGAAGCTTTCTGACGACAACAAGATCCCGGCAACAATGGTTGATAGCCTGACGGCACACGCCCTCAGTCTCAACGACGAGCAGTTCGCATCGTTCAGGACCTCGTATGAGTCTCTGCCCGAATCGACGCTGTTCCAGAACCACGCCACCACCCAGGATGACAAGCATGTGACTCCTGTCGGGAACACCAAGATGACTGCGGCCGAGAAGAAGGACCGCATTTCAATCCTCGCAGGCATTGTCGATCAGCACCGTCGAACGATGACGCCAGAGGACGTGGAAAAGACCAATTCCTACAAGGAGCTGCAAGAACTGCAGTCTGAAGACAAGGAGTAAGGACTCATGAGTCCCAGCTTCACAAAGGGTGGTGGCCCTGGTACCGATCCGTTCGGATCGAATGAGTACCTGCGCTCAACCCAAGATGTCAAGAAGGAGTCGTACACGGTCGCGGCTTCAACAGTTGCACTCGAGACCGTGAATGGAGTTGCGAACCAGAAGGTTCTCAAGCCTGGTGAGGTGTTGGCGAAGATTCTGACCGGCGGTGATGCCGGTAAGGTCGGACCCTTCCAGCGTGGTACTGGTGCAGCTGGTTCAGCTGCAGTGAATGAGGTACAGACGCTTACTCGTACCTCGACTGGTGGTACGTTCACCCTCAGTTTCGGTGGCGCGGTAACCGCTCCTATTTCAGCTGCGGCTACAGTTACCAATACTGTGATCCAGGCTGCTCTGGAAACTCTGAGTACGATCAACCCTGGTGATGTGGTTGTTGCTGGTGCTGCCGGTGGACCTTTCACAGTTACCTTCGGTGGTCAGTACGCTGCAACAGATGTTGCTCTTCTCGTCATTGACAACGCCCTCGCTACTGGTGGTACTGTCACTGTCGTGCAGACGACGGCTGGTGCGCCTCCGGGGCCGACTGTGGGTGGCGCAACTGACGGTAGAGGCGATCCTGCCAATATCGTTGGTATCAACGACACCTTCCTTCCATGGCAGCTCTTGGAGCGCGACGTGGAAATCGCAGCCACTTACGAGTGTACTGCTGTCCAGGCGTGGTGCTTTGAGCGAGACGCAGCAGGTGTGCGTTATCCTCTGAGCAACTCGACCGCCGATGCGATGCGAGGCACCAAGGGCCTCGACGTCAAGTTCAAGTGAGAAAGGACTGAGATACAATGGGCGTTCAGCTGTTCAGCAAGACCCTGCAGTCCTTCCTCAACGCGACGGACATCAGTCAGGACCGCATCATTCGCAAGGAGGTGTCTCTTGGTACCATTCGAGAGATCGAACCTCCCAAGGCTCACATCGGACTGCAGTTCGCGCCGATGCTTGAAGTCGCAACCGACGACGTGATCTTCCAGTACATCAAGGGAGACACCGACGGTCTGGCCCCGGCTCGTGCCGAGGATGCCGAGTCTGAGCTCGCCCAGAAGGACGAGAACGTGCTCGGTCAGGGTCGTGCGTCCGTGATCGATTGGGCTCACAAGGACCACTACGACGCCAGCGATGTGACTCGTTACCGGGAATACCTGCGGATCATGCAGGCCTTCCAGAACGGCGACCTGCCGCTGACCGTCTCCTCGATGCTTGAGGACTTCGCCACCAAGTTCGCCAAGGATGCGGCTCGCCGTCGCCGGAAGCTGGACAACAGGATCAACCAGATGATTATGACTGGTATGGCGACCTCTGGCTACAGCTACAACGATGGCAAGATCAAGTTCGTGGTGGATTGGGGTCGTCCTGCGGCTCAGTCCAACGGCAATGCTGCCAATGACATTGCGGGCTTTGTTGTCGATGGAGTCGTGGACTGGTCTTCGACCACTCATGACCCGATCGGCTTCATTCTGAAGGTTCAGGAGTTCATGTTCAACACCTACGGTGTTCGCATCGACCGCATTCTGACCTCCAAGAAGGCTGTCAACGCCATCGTGAACTCGGAGAAGTTCGCTCAGCGAGCTGGCCTCGGAGCCGCCTACACAGGTGGTCCCCCGGCAACTCCGAAGCAGCCTGACCTGCGGTACCTCCTCGACGGCTGGGGCCCGAACGCTGCCCAGCAGGTCGTTGAGAACGCTTGCAACGTCACCTTCATTCTCGACGACTCCGTGTACCGGACGAGGGCTTACGGTTCCAAGACCGTGGTCAACAACCGGTTCTTCCCGGAGAACGAGATGGTCTTCCTGCCGAACATGGACGACGTTAACGAGGTGGATGACACTGAGATCGGCTTCGGCAAGACGCTGACGTCGCCTCACCCCGAGGGTAACTTCACCCCCGGCTTCTACGAGTGGGAACGTAAGACTGTGGACCCGTGGGGTCAGGATGCCGGTACTGGCATCAAGGCTTTCCCGGTGTTCCTCCACATGGACTACACCTACGCCGTCAACGTGACCCTGCCTGCCTGATAGGAGAGGTACATGGTTAAGAAGAAGGAAGAAGCGCAGTACGCGCCGCCTGCATCGCAGGTTGATCTGGCTGAGCGTCTGGAGTCGGGGAATGCGTCACACCGCGTTCTTTCGACTGCGGATATTGCAGTCCAGGAGCCAAGGCCGGAAGACGTTGAGGGTTACGTCAACGTCGATCCGATCTATCAGAACTACGCCAACGAGACCGAGAAGCCCTTGCAAGGCGACGGTGGTCCTGAGGCTCAGCTTGAGGAAGAGGGCTTCGGTGTTCTTCCTCAGCACAGCTGGCCGGTAGAGGAGCCTGAGCCCGAGTCGAAGAAGAAGTAGGGCTCGATCTGATGGTTGCCTACTGCACGAAGACTGACTTGTTAATTGGTGACATTCCACTCGCCGCCAAGTATGGTGACGGGACAGGTTTCGTGCAGTTGGCTGCAGATGAGATCGATGCTTCAATCGGTAAAATCTACGTGACGCCTGTTACGTTTGACTTGACGGCCAGTCCTGAGAGCCGTCCTTCTCAACTGATGCTGAAGAAGATCAACATTCTTCTTGCGTCAGGTCGGATCATTATGGATATGGCTGCAGGATCTGAGGATGCTGCTCTACATGCTTACGGGTATGCTATGTGGAAAGAAGCCTGGACACTTCTTCAAGACATTGTGTCTGGCAAGTACGATCTGGATACATTGTCAGGTAATCTTCCTACCGATACAGCCAATGACAATACTGCTGTCTCGATTTCCAATGAGGATGGATATAGTCTCGTTGAGGCATTCTATTCAGGCATTCCTTCTGTCGCACCGTATCCGTTGCAAGGTAAGAGAATTAGGCCTTATGACGATGCGCCGGTGACGTGATGAGTCAAACCTTTGCATTCATGGACGTAGACGCAGGTTCGGTAGATTACATGCTTGCGAAGTTAATGCTTCTTCTTTCTCCACAAGGACTCACTACGTTCTTGGGTAGTACAGTTGGTCCCTACTTGGCGCGTAGAGCCGGTGAACGTTTTGAGAATGAAGGCGACGATGTAGTAGGAAAGTGGGCTGAGCTCAAGCCTGCTACCATGGCAATCCGAGCCGAGGGACCTTGGGCTGTTGGACCTGACCACCCAATTAACCGTCGTACTGGCGAGCTTGAGAATTGGGTCGTTCGTGGTGGCTGGCACGCATATCCAGAAGGATTCGGCGCAGCCATGCAGTATCCTGCCAGCCTGCCAACTGGTGAACTTTACGACAAGGTTAAGACCGCACAGTCAGGTCGTTCTGAACCTAATACTGTGCCTCGTCCTGTTCTTGGTCTTAATGAAGCTGACATGCTCTTTGTGATTACAGCCTTTGCAGCCAATATCGAGGCGATCGATTAATGGCTATCGATCCGACTGAAGAGGCTGTATTTCCAAACAACTTCGTTGAATGTCTGGCTATCGTTCTGCCAGGTATTGACGAGGAGTGTACGCTTCAGAAGCGGCCACTTCGAGGAACTGATCCCAACTATTCTCTGGGTGTCTTTGCTACACTATGGACACCGAATGAAGATTCCTACGAGATAGGAAATCTGGGAGGTGGAATACAGCCAGGTCCAAACGAGCCTACTTTATCTACCTATCAGATCGGAATTCAAGTGCTCGTGAAGGATAGTGATGCCTCACGAGCACTTGCGGTTAGTTCCCTGCTTAACCGTCGCGTGCGTTCGGTGCTGTACAGGAATACGGACCTACGGCTAGCATTAGCCGGGCTGTATACGACAGAAGGGTCTGTCACCGAACGTCTGACGCGGTGGGGAATTCGGAGTCAGCGATATATGAGTAATGATATCGAAGGCACTTTCGTGTTCATCAGTGTTTTAGACATGTTCATTGAAACGGAGGTCGGCTGATGCCGATTAGCGAAGAAGACCTGCAGAAGAGGCGGGACAAGGCTGACAAGCTGCGGGAGCAGATCGCTGCAGCTGAAGCCGCCGCCACTTCGCATGTGCAAGATGCAAGCAATGAGTTCGAGGCTGCACAGCTCGACGCTGAGGTGGCACGACTGGAGACTCGTCTGCAGCACGCCAAGGCAGCTGCCAAGATCAGTGTTGCCAAGGATGGCGCTTCTGGTCCCCTTGCGGCTGTGAAGGAGCAACTCGAAGCTGCAGTAGCGGCCAAGGACAATCCTGTCGGTCCAGTCGATACAAACGTCGGAGTCTCGGACGAAGAGAAGAAGGGGTGATCTGAGCCATGGGCTTCAGTTCCCAAGCCGGTCAAGTCGGCTTCATGACTCAAGCATCTCCTACGGTGTTCCCCGCTGGGTTCGGCGCAGGTGCTACCTTTATGAAGCTTCGTGGTGGTGCCCTCGGGCCGAACCGTGATCTGCTGATTACCGATCCCGAGATCGGTGGAGGTCGAGACACGGTAGATGCCTACCTCGGAGCAGTTTCGTGG